TGCATATATAAGCTCAAGTACAGATGATATAATATTTAAAACAACTGCATCAGCAACTGAAAGATTCAGAATTTCAAGTATTGGTCTTGCAACTATGACCACAAGTGGTGCAGATGCTTATACACCGACTGATTATAATGATGTTCCGTCATTAACTATAAAACACACAGATGGAGACACTTATTACGGAAATATCAGATTCACTAATAGTTCGGGTGACTATGAAAAATTCTTTGGTAGTGTTCAAACAAGTGGTAATACTTCTGATTTGGTGTTTCAGGGATATGATAGAGGAGCAACTGCATATAAAGAGTATCTCAGAATTAAGGAAAATGGCAATGTCGGAATTGGTTTATCCACATTAGATACACCATTAGATATTACTCCTCGCTTACAAGTAGAAGGGTTAAATGCAAGCACATCATCTATTAGTCTTTTTAGAAATTCTAATGATGCACACCCTCCATATTTATTATTAGGTAAATCGAGAGGAACTGCTGTTAATGCAGATACTGTTATACAAGATAATGATGTTTTAGGTAAGGTCGCATTTGTTGGGGCAGATGGAACAGATAGGCACAATTCTGGTGCTGAAATTTTTGCAAGAATTAATGGAACACCGGGTGGTAATGACTTACCAACTGAATTAGTATTTGGAACTACTGCTGATGGTGGAACATCTCCTACTGAAAGAATGAGTATTGATGCATCTGGCACAGTAATGATTGACCAAAATGCGAATGCTATAGCCTTAAATATAGACCACGAAGGAACAAATCAACAGGCTATTAATGTAAGTGCAACTAATACCTCTGGAGATGCTATAAACATAGATGCAGATAGTTTAACTACTGCAAATGCTTTAAGAGTTGCAAGTAATTCATCTGATACCAATACTCGAAATGTGATGCTTGTACATAATGACCACGCATCTTCAAGTAGTACTACAGCATTAAAGATTCAGCAAGATAGTGCATTTAAAGCAGTTCAGATAAGTTCAGCATCTACAACAAATTCAGCTTTTCAATTAGAAGCAGATTCATTAACGACTGGTAATGCGGGATATTTTTATTCTAATTCATCTGACACATCTACAAGGAATATATTATTAGTAAAGAATGACCATGCATCAGCAACTGGTACTACTGGTTTAAAGATTTTACAAGATAGCACAGGATATGCTTTAAATGCAGTATCAGCATCTGCGGCTGATGTAACAGTAGCAAATTTTCAAAGTGCCATAGATGCTAATGGAGAACATTCAATAATACGAGTTGGTCATTCCAGTAAAGCCGCTTACATGGGGCTATTATTAAACTCAGCAGATACTGCGTATTTTGGTATTGATGATAACCCAGATGACGGCAACGGAATATATGTAAATGAATCAGGTTATGTCGGAATTGGCTCAAAAGCCCCAAGCCATGCTTTAACTGTAGCTGGTGAGGTAAAATTTACTCTTGGTGGAAGTGCTATAGCTGTTTTTAATACTGTTGGTGGCGATGGTGCTATGTATATAACTGATAGCGATGGTGCCACGAAGGTGAACATTGATACTGAAGGTGATTCTTATTTTAATGGTGGCAATGTCGGAATTGGCTGTACACCAGAACAACAGCTATCAGTAGCGGCAAATTCAGGCGGTGGGCATCCAAGAATAGGAATCCTTAATCATGTAGGAGATTCTGAAGGTGGCACATTGTATTTTAGAAAGAGTAGAAATACAACAGTAGGTAGTCATACAGTTGTGCAGGATGGTGATGAAATTGGGGTAATTAATTTTTCTGGCTCTGATGGAGATTCTTTTGAAGCATTTGCCGCAATCAAATGTAAGGTAGATGGAACACCGGGGAATAGTGATACACCGGGTAGATTAGAATTTTATACAGTAGATAATGGTACGAATACTCTTGGCGACCCAAGAATGGTCATTAAGGAAAATGGCAATGTCGGGATTGGTACAGCGAGTCCTGATTCTCAATTTCATCTTCATGGCTCAACAGGCTTAAGATTCACAGATAGTAATCAAAGTGCTAATGAATATGCAGAAATAAAATACGATAATGCAGGAACTACAAATTTATACATTAATAATGATTGGACTAATTCAAATGCTTTAATCAATTTTCAATTAGCCGCTTCAACAAAAATGGTAGTCAGAGGTGATGGCAATGTCGGTATTGGAACGACAGACCCTACTAAAATGCTACATTTGCAATCAAGTACAAGCAATGAACCTACTATTATAATTGAAAACAATAATGATGACCAACATCCGCCAAGAATACAATTTAAGAAAAATGTAGGTGCTGATGCTGAAGCAGATGGAGATTTATTAGGTCATATACAATTTAAGGGACAAGATACTGGTGATGCTATGCACACATTTGCAAGTATCTTTGGTCTTTCTACTGATGTAACTGCTGGAGAAGAAGATGGTGAACTAAGATTTGAAGTTACAAAAGCAGGTACAGATGCGAATGTCGCTTTAAGTTTAGATGCCAACTCCCGAATCTCACTTTCTAATAATGATAGTGGTACATCCAATACAATATTTGGAAAAAATGCTGGAGACTCTGATGGTGCTGGAGACCAAAATGTATTTATTGGAGAGGGTGCGGCTGGTACTGGAACTCAAACTGATGCCGCTGATGGAAATGTTGGAGTAGGATATAATGCATTGCAAGATTTGACTCAAGGTAATTACAACACCAGTATTGGGTGGCAATCTGGACTGCAATTATTAACAGGTGATTATAATGTTTTTGTAGGAAATTACGCTGGAGAAGGTACTACCGCTGGAAATAAGATGACATTTGTAGGTGGGGCGGCTGGTCGTGGAGTAGCGACAACCGATGCTGACGGGGCGGTCGGTGTAGGATATGGGGCATTGAATGCATTGACATCTGGCGAAAGAAATATAGCGATTGGTTATGAATCAATGCTTTATATGACAGATGGTGATAACAATACTGTTGTAGGGCATACTGCATTTAGAGCTGCCGATAACGGTGAGTCAGACAATGTTATCATTGGAAGAGAAGCTGGGTATTCAATAAACCACGCCAGTTCTGATAATAATGTTATTATAGGTTCAGCGGCTGGTACTGGTGGAGCCGCGGCTTTTGAAAGTAATGTTGCAATAGGTTTTCGTGCTTTAAACTCAACTGGCGGTAATGCTCAGACAGGAACAATAGCTATCGGAACAGATGCTCTTACATCATTAGGAGCTGGTACTGGTTCAACTGCTATAGGATGGAAATCTGGAAAAAGTGTTACAACTGGAGATTATAACACAGCTTTTGGATATAATACATTAGGAGGAAACACAGGTACAGCATTAACTGGTGACCGAAATACTGTAATAGGTGCAAGTGCTGGTAGGGATATGCAAGGAGCAACTACAGGCAATACTCTTGTCGGGGATAGTAGCGGGATAGCTCTTACGACAGGAAGTTATAATACTGCAATAGGCTATCAAGCTGGTGATTCCATTACAGACGGAAATTCTAATGTCTTAGTGGGTCGAGGTACTGGTGTTGCTATGACTTCTCAGGATGAGATGGTATTGATAGGCAATGATGCTGGAGCGGCAATTAACCATGATGATGCTGACGGAACGATTTGTATAGGATATAATTCTGGAGCATCAATCACTTCAGCCGCAGGGAATACCGCTGTTGGATACCAATGTTTAGATGGGACTGATGATGGAGCGTTAAATACAGCAGTCGGTTATGGTAGTTTAAGTGCAAACTGCGGAAATGGTAATACCGTTCTTGGTTATCATGCTGGTGCTGATGTAACTGGTGCATTAAATACATTAATTGGGCATCAGGCTGGAAAAGATACAACAGCATTAACAAGTGGTGGCTCTAATATATGTATAGGTAACAACACAAGAACATCTGCCGCTGATTCATCGAACCAGATAGTAATTGGAATAGATATTGCGGCGGCTGGCGATAACGATTTTGCATTCGGTAAATCATCTAATGTCGTTCACAATGACTTTGATACAGATGCCGCTTGGAGTAGAACTTCTGACATTCGTAAGAAAAGAAATATCCAAGAAGATAAACTTGGACTAGAATTTATTAATAAATTAAAACCAGTTACTCATCAATGGAAACCATCTAATGAATTTCCAAAAGAATGGGAAGAATACAATGAAGAAAACCAAATGAATCTTGATGTTGTCATACACAATATGATTGCACAAGATGTTAAAAAAGCATTGGATGAGGTTGGTTGTGATACTTTTGGCGGATGGAAGGAAAGAAAGGATGGTAGTCAATCTCTATCAAGAGAAATGTTTATTACTCCACTTATTAAAGCAGTACAAGAATTATCTGCAAAAGTAGAAAATTTAGAAAAACAACTAAAGGATAAATAATGAAATGGTCTAAATATAGTTCATTAAAAACTGCAAAGAAGGTTGCATTTGAAAAGGTTGCTGAAGTAAAAGATAGCGATGACAATGTTGTAAAAGAAGCTTACATCGTCTTAGCTCAGAAACGATTTGATAGTGAAACTGGTGAAGCCTTAGATGATTCAAAACAAGAATGGTCTCTCTCTCAATTAGAAAGAGAAAAGGCTCGCTATGATAATGAGATGGCAAGAGCAAAAGCAGAAAGTGATGAACTTGCAAAAGCGATAGAAGATTTTAAGAAACTTTAATTAACTAACAAGGAGTCACGAAATGGCTAAAAAAGAAAAAGAACAGAAGCCAGTCTTGAACCTAGATGACAAAGAGTATGTTATTGAGGATATGACTGATGAACAGAAAATGATGGTAAATCATATCAATGATTTGCAGAACAAGCAGAATACAAATCAGTTTATGGCTGACCAGTTAGCTGTTGGTAAGGAAGCATTTATTAATTTGCTCCGTACATCATTGGAAGCACCTGAAGAAGAGGTCGAAGTAGCAGAATGATTGTAAGAAGGTGTAGTCAGGGTCATAGGATTAGAATCCATATTAATAATTCTCCGGGTACAACTAGAGTTAAAACTTGGGCCAACGGAGATAAAGAGACCCTGACATACCCTTCGTCATATAAATATTTTTTGGATGTAGATGGAAAAGTAGTAAAAAAAAGTAATAGTTTTAAAACCATAGAAGAAGAATATGTTAAAGAATGTGAAAAAAAACATAGTGATGGACATGGTAGAATAATAATTGGTAAACATAAATTAGTAGATGGAATAGCTACAAACTTAACATGAATAATCCTATAGCAAAATTAGTAGCATGGCAACAAAGTACTGGTCAATTAGATAGTTGGACATCGTATCATTTAGCCGCTGGTGCATTTTTATGCAAAATATTTCAATGGTTGAATTGGAGTGATTTCTGGTGTGTATTTGCAGTATTTATCATTGGTGTACTATGGGAAGTATTTGAATGGATAATTGAAGATTGGAGGCCTTATGGTTCTAAAAAGAACTGGGCCTACAATACAGCTTCAGATTTATTCGTTGAAACAGCAATAGCATGGTGGATGGTTTTATGATAATAACAAATAAAATAGATTATGAAATTTCGACATTATATAATATTACTGTTAATTATATTTTTATTGACAGGGTGTGATTCTGGTTGGTCAGTATGTGGCTGGGAAGTTAAGTGAGTGGTAAGCCAGAAACAGCAAGGTCATATAGGGGTGCAGTTGTTGATGACAATGCCATCATTAGCATTAATATTAAATGGTTATTACAATCAGCCGTGGTTATTGCTGGTCTTGTTTACTCATACTATTCAGTTATTCAAAGAATTACAGAATTAGAAAAAGGAATGTTGGACGCTAATAAAACTATTACAGAATTAGTAGAAAAGCATATTGTAGAAGAGCAAGAAAGATTTGCTGAAATGGAAGAAGAATTAAAGTGGTATGAAAAAGCATTAGGTAAAAAGAAGAAGAAATAATGGATTTTATGGCGGTATATGGCGAAGCTGGGATGATTGGTGTTGTAGGTATTATGTTTGTTTATTTAGTAATGTCTTTATCTAAGAAATCAGAAACTCAGCAAGACGCTTTAGAAAAATTAAAAGTTGAGAATAGGGGCCAATCAGAAACTTTGGAAAATATGGAAGGAATGATTATCAAGTTAATTGGAAGATGGAATACATCTGATGATAAATTAGATAGAAAGTTTGATGCTATTACCAAAGAAATAAATGACCTCGATAATCAAGTATCAGAATTAAAAGGTTCTATGAGTAGAATAAATGGAAGACATTAATGGATTATGAACCTATAGATAAATATAGATATGATATAAAAGAAAGGCTTGCTAGAATAGAAGCTATATTACATAGAGAATTACCAGATATTAAAGAACAATTAAAAATATCTAATGGTAGAACAAGGTCACTTGAGAATTGGAGAAACTATATTCTTGGTGGCATGGCAATAATTACATTTTTATTCACAATAATAATATAAGGAAGTATGATGGATATTAAATCAATGTTAGTAAAACTAGCTGAAGAACAAGCAGAAAAAATGCAAGAAGAAGCTGTAAAGCATTTAGGTTCTGAAGAAATGACAGAAAAGATTGCTTCAGCAATAAATAAAAGAATTGACATACCATTTGTGTCAGAAGATAAAGAACAAATATTCTTTGAAAAAGTAGTTGATGTTGTAACAGACATCTTAGAAGGTGTATTTAAAGGAAGATAACATGAAAGAAATATATACAACGTTAATAGCAATAACAATGGCCGAAGAGCCCGATAGTTCTAAGTTTCCAACTCCAGAGCATGTTCTTAATACTCATCCAACATATAGTGTTGTAGCTATGGATGATGTTAAAAAGAAAAAGAAAAAGAAAGGCAAGAAGCTTGGTGAAAAGGGAAAAAAGAAAAAGAAAGGCTTTTGGTCTAAAGTGTT